AGAACCGAACCCGCCTTCACCGCGATCGGTGTTTCGTTCTACATTATCAACAACGTGATAACGTGCTTTGTAACTCTTTTCAAGTCCCATCTGAACAATTCGATCACCAGCTTTAATTTCAACTGGAATATTACTGAAATTGTCAAACAAAACTTTTAACTCACCACGATAAGTCTCATCAATCGTACCAGGACTATTGGAAAGACGAAGTGGTGTCTTATGACTCATGCCACTACGAGGACGGAAAGAAATCATCCAACCATGAGGGATTGCTACTCGTAGACCAGTTGGAACCATGACGCCATAACTACCGGGCTGAATAGTCATATCTTCTACTGCATAAACGTCGGCACCCCAATCAGTATCATGAGCATAAGTAGGAAGTTTAGCATTTGGATGACAAAGTTCAACAGCAACATTGAAAATATCACGATTAGTGATCTTATTAATTGCGGTTAAGATGTAAGCTTCAATGAGAGACATAAACTCGTCACAGAACTCACACTTATTAGGCTGGTCTTTATACTTTTCCTTAATCTCTTCTATTACACCAGAAAAGAGTTCAACCGTATGAGATAGTTCCTGAACATATACATCTAATGTAAATCCATTCTTATCTCCTTCAATTAGAAGCTGATCAATTGCTTGTTCTGCTTCAGGGCCTGAATAAGCTTTAGCGATACTATTGAGTAGCTCTACTTTCATGTCGCCAAAAAGCTCGTCATCCGTATCTTCAAAGATTTTAAGAAGTTCATTCTTAAAACCTTCAATTGCCTTTAAATTAGTATCAATTACATTATCCATTATTACACCTCATAGGACATTTCAATAGTAACAACATACCACATATCTACGATCTCGCCCTTAGACTTCCTAGTCTTAACAGTATATCCGCCTTTGGTTACGGTAAAACCGCCCTTGTTCTTATATTCTTCGATCATAGAAATTGCTTCATTTTCATCAGTAACTTTCCAGACCTTAGTTTCCCTCATCAGTTCGACCATTTTCGTTATTCTCCTTTTTAAATTCTTTTTCTTTTTCTGCTGCTTTTACTTTTAGATTTTCATAAAGTGCTTTATATAAATCTTGTCTAAACTGTGGATTCTGTTTAGCATAATTTTCAGTTTCTTGGAACATTTGTCCCAAAGCTCTCAAACCACGCTTGCGGCCTTTTGCATTCATCATTCGACGACGTTCTTTTCGATTAGGGATCCAAACATCATCGGGCCGCTCACCTGGCTTAGCTGGCTCCCATAGATCCTGTGGCTTAGTATTTTCATCAATTACTGCTTTTGTATAAGTAATTTCCTTACCATCAATTATAACTGTTAAAGGCTCAGTATTTACTTCTGTATTAATTTCACTCATATTAAGCCTCCAGCGACATAAAGTCAATTACAACAGGAACACCAAAACGTTCTGTTAGAAGTTCCTCTAAAATAGTACGGGCATTATCGACACAAAGATTTATGCGGCGACTCGCAATTTTAAAATCTTCATTGAAGATATCCTTTAGACCTAAATAAGAAACTTCGGTTTCTTTAGCTTCACTTGCGTGCTTCATACCTGCAGAACGATAAAAATCATCTTCTGTAGAAAGAATTGTATCTCGTCTAAAAACTGCTTGACGAATTGTTTCAGTTGTTTTACCTTGACCCGCTTCGGCAATAAGATATACAACAGGATCTTCACGGTCTCCCTTTGGACAATGAACACAGATTCTTTCTCTTACATCGAGTGGAACAATTTGATTAACTAACATATTAACCTCCGGCCTTTTGATTATATCCTAATTTTTCAGTAGAGAAGAAATTGATATAATACTTTTCACGTTCATTTAGTTGCTCTTTAGAACATTCTTCAATAAGTTCAAAAGTAAAATTCCAAATTCCTTCATCGCGCATTGCTTGATGAACTCGCTAGTCCGCGATTGTACTTATACCAACTGAACTTTTTATATGGTCAGTTAAACGTTTTCTTACAGAAGTCGAACGACCAATATATGCTTGTTTTGTTCTATCATTGGTAATTTTATAAATACCGCTACATTCGCGGCTTGGAAGAATATAATCAAGCATTTCATTAGCTTTCTTTTGGATATATTCCGACCAAATTAATTTATATAAAATATCGGGATTTCGTAACTCTTCTGCTACATGATTAAGTAAATAATTAATGTCAGAACGATCAGAAGAAGATATTTGAATATGACGGTTTAAATCTTTTTCTTCATCACTCTATGAGCGTTGTACTGTTTCAATAACAGAAAGATATTTACTTCTTTCACTCTCTAGCTTTGCGTCCATTTGAGCAAGTTCATTTTTTACTTCTTCATTTTTTAGACGCATAAGAGTCTGATGTTGAGTATTTAATTCTTGAATCTTTTCAGCAAACTCTTCACAAATTTTTGCTTTTTCAATTTCATTACTATCTCGTACTGTTTGCAACGAAGCTGATAAAGCTTTTAATTCCGCGGTTTTAGCAGAAATATCTGTTTCAAGTCTTGACAACTCTTCTTGCTTATCAAGATTAAGAGTTTGATACATTGATACCGTAGTTAGGGCATCCGCGAGATCTCGCTCAACTTCAGTTAAAGTATCCTGTCGATTCCGAATTTTCTGGTTTAAATTTTGTAAAGTTGTTGTTTTATTATACTTTACGCGATAATAAAATGTTGCTGCAATAACTATAATACATAAAATTAAAAGTATTATTCCCATTACTTTTTCACCTTTACATATAGCCCGCAGGCACAACTTTCACCCTTTCCGACATTTTCTCGAAAATCTTTACAGGGACATTCGTAGTCAGGATTACCACGTTGTTCGCTATGACTGGGGCAGTATCCATCATTATCTCGCAGAGCAGATTGAATAAAATTTACAGTATCTTTGTCACTACTGTATTTGTACTTCATAAGGACTCTCCTATATTCCTTTATTCTATACATATATTATACTTTAAAAAAAATAAAAAGTCAAATTTCAAAAAAAATAAGAGAGCCGAAGCTCTCTTATACTCGGAAGTATACTTCCTCTTCAAAATTTTTAAGTGGTAATTCTTTTTCATCACAAAATCTATCGACTACACGATTAATTTTTTGATTGGTTGAACCACGCATCAAAAGTGTTACATCTCGCTTATCTTCTTCATATCGGCCATCAATAATGTAATCAAACATATAAAGGAAATCGGCAAAATCTGGATGCTCTTTAATTAGTTCTTGTAGTTCTTGAGTTGTAAATCCGGTCCAGAGATAAATCTTAATTTCGTCTTCGTAATTATCTCGAACTGCCCTAGTAAGACTATAAAGAGGCTCGATATTATGAGATAATAGAGGTTCTCCACCCATAATACATAAATTTCTCATAACTCCATTTGCTGTTAAAGCTTCAACGATTTTTTGTTCTGTTTCTTTGGTATATTCATAGCCGCCTTTATGATCCCAAGTTTCAGGATTATGACAACCTTTACAATGGAAAGGACAACCCTGAGTGAATAATGTCAAACTTAATCCCGGAGCCGCGGCTGTATCATCATAAATAATTCCTGCATATCGCATAATATTATTCCTCCATATTACCGGTATGCTTTACACGAGCTTCGGTTTCTTTTTGTTTGCCATAATTAAAAGCAGTTTTATAATTACCAGTTAGATATCCTGTCACTCGGCGAAGCTGCTGAATATTAGTACTGCCGCATTCTGGGCACTGATTATTAAATTCATCGCAATATCCACAGTCAAGACATGTATCATTTGGTACGTTAATTGCAAGATATGGAATATCCTTATCCATAGCATAAACAACAATCTGTTCAAGTGCTTTTAGGTTATTCTTAATTCCACTTTCGAGTTCTACATAAGTAATACAACCTGCAGAACTATATCCTGTAAGCTGACTTTCAAGGTCGATCTTCTCAAGTACTCCAACTTTCTCCCAGACTGGAACATGAATACTATTGGTAAAATATTCGTGATCAGAAACATTAGGAATAATACCATACTTATCTTGGAATTTCTTCATAGCAGTGTAGCAAAGATTTTCTGCTGGAGTATAGTATACACCAAAATTAAGCTTATACTCTTCTTTAAACTCAGCACAACGAGTTTTAAATAACTGCTCAATTCGTTTTGCAAGCTCCATACCCTTTGGAGAGGTATGATTACAACCAATTAAAATTTCAAGAGTTTCTGCTAAACCGAGCTGACCAATAACAATTGTGCCGTGCTTTAAGGCAGAACGAATTCCTTCTTTTGGAATATAACCAGCCATTAAACCATTTTCATACATAAACTTTGCAGATTCTGGACTCTGGCGGCAAATATATTCAAAGCGTTCAATTAGCATATCTTTTGCTTCATGAATTTTAATATCAAGCATTGCAAGGAATACTTCTTCAAGAGATTCTTCGTTTGCGGCATCTACTTTCCAAAGATTCTTTGCTTCCATAGCAACAGAAGGCATAATAATTGTTACTGGACAAATATTTCCACGTCCATCCTTTTGCTGACCAAGACCATTTACATCCCAACCATTTGCTGTACGACAACCCATTGTAGAGAAGTAAGTGCGAGGATCATTCTTATCATATCCGGCATTACCTGTCCAATCAATATTAGCATAGTTGGGATATAGGCGTTTTGCAGTAGACTCTAAAGCTAACTGGAATAAATCATAATTTGGATCGCCAGGACGTTTGTTAATTCCTTCTCCAACTTGGAAAATACCACATGGGAAAATTGGAGTACGATGATGTTTACCTACACCTTTTAGGGAACCTAGAAGTAGAGCTTTAATAATCATCCTACCTTCAGGACTAGTACAAGTACCATAATTGATAGAGGTAAAAGGAAGTTGATTTCCACTACGGGATTGAAGAGTATTTAAATTATGATACATACCCTCAACAGCTTGCATAGTTTCTTTTTCTACTTGTTTCATAGCATAATCCCAAGCTTCTGGATGTAACTGACGGAAAGCTTCATCTTCAAAATGAACAGTTCCATCCATATGGAGATCATACTTTAACCATCTATAAAAACGATCAATTTTATAGGTTGACTTGTTTTCACAATATTCCATACCAGTTGCAAGATGCTTGGTAAAACTCTTACGAAGATAAGGAACCATCGTCCAGTCTAGGTGAGTAGCACTTACTCCACCAAATTGCTGTAGCGACTGAAGTTGGAAAATAACAGCTAGAAGTTGAAAGGCGGTATCAATACTATTAGCGGGACGAATATCTGCTTGACGAGTATTAAATCCTTTTTCAAGTAAATGATCAAAAGGTACAGATAAACAATTGTGCATACCAACTGCATAAGCACTTAGATCGTGAATGTAAATATAATTGTTTAAATGGTTATACTTTGATTTCTCAGACATGCAGAAATTTAAAGCATATTCCTTCATCATAAGGTCAGAAGCTTCTCCCACGCGGCCGCCAAAAGAATGCTCGTCTACATTTGCATTTTGATTTTCTACATTTGTTGCCGCGAGTTTACTTCCAATTGCTTCAAAAAAATCTGCCTTATATTCACGGGCAACTTCTTTCTTATAGCGATAGCGAATATATGCTCTTGCAACATTAGCATTATAAACCATCAAAACCATTTCGACAATATCTTGAATATGTTCAACTTCAATGTCACCAGTAAATTCTTTGCAACGAGTAAATATATCTTCTACTGCATCACAAATTTCTTTATAATTCATGGAAGAATTACCTTCTGCTGATACTTCAAAGGCCGCGGCTTCAATAGCATCATATATCTTTTCTTTACTAAAAGTTACTTGCGAACCATCACGTTTAATAACAAAATCCATTTCATTTCACCTCTGAACCGCAGTAGAGACAGCGTCCTCCACGAACCATTTTTTCAAAATTACTATTTGTATGAGTACACTGTTTACGTAATTCATTAATTTCTTTACGATAGCGAACAATATCAGTATTAAGTTCAAAATTATTACTATCACTTAAAATATTGCGAATCTTCTGTTTACGATTTTCAATTGTCTCATAAATTTCTTCGTTAGTCATGGTATTCTCCAAATCCCCCTTGTCTGTATTAAATCGTTTTTTGTTTTATTAAAGAAAGGTTCAAAAGCAGAATTTTTTTCGATCAGTTCCGCCATTCTTTCTTTTAATTTCTTTGTGCCAAAACTTTGAGCTAAAGTCATATCATAATCCTCAGAATTTATCCACAAGCGTATTGCATTATAAACATCTTCATAAGGATTAGTTGTGTCATAATGATGGTAAATATCTGATTTAATAGGTATATTACGAGAATAATAGCTGTATGCTAGATTTAAACAATAAAAAATATTTCGTATATAAAAAGTTTCACTATAAACATCATTTCCATAGTTCTTTCCAAGATAAATGCAAACATCTGATGTCTTAGTGATTTCTCCTAACAATTTTAATTTATATTTACCAAAATAAGTTTCTAAATGATGAAGAGGAACAAAATAGTCTAAAAATATTTTATTATTACGACTTACTTTTTCATAATCTTCTCGTAATGTAAAAAACTGTTTTACTGTATGGCATTGAATTGGCCGCGTCATGTAAATAGCAGAAGGATTTCTTTCTACTATCTCTTCAATGATTTGCCAACAATCTAAGAGACTAAGAAAATCATTATCATAAATATAAAATCTTTTTCTCTTTGCCGATGGCGGCAAAGGTAATCTTTTTCCTTCTTGGTCATAACATTTATAATAAATAGAATCTAAAAATTGTAAAGCACGAGAAGTGGATACAGTTTTATTTACAATTTTTTCTTGAATAATATCATTGTAAATAGTTGTATCTGGAATCATATGTTCTGCAAGTTTTGGAATGGGATTTAAATACAGTCCATATAATTCTACATTAGAATATTGAAATATTTCTTTTGGAAGTTTATCAATTATCCAATCACTAAAGAAACATACTCGTTCATAATGTTCAATATTTTCCATTGTTTGTAGTAAAACTACATAATCACTTTGTGTGCTTTTTAAATAAGCCGCCATTTTCATGGCTGACAACGAAGGAGGCGGTAAGCCTCTCTTCGCCATCAGTAATTCATAATCTATGATACCAATCATTCTTCATCATACCTCTTGTCGGTATATGTAAAATGCTTTCCTTCAACTGAAGTAATTTTCATAATTGGAATACGATGCAAACTATTCTTATAAGCTTTTGGAATAAAAGCATCTCCACGACGAATACCTTGTAGATATAATAAGTTGCCGCGGCTAAACCAAGACTTCTCTCGAACCTTCTTTTTACCATCAAGTTGGATTTCAGAAATCTGTTTATCATATTTAGCAAACTGATTCTTCCAAATCTTAACGGTTACAACTCCTGTTGGAGTTAAAAGTGTAACAGAATTTTTCAACTTATTTTTATCCAAAACTGTACCACAAATACAGTTAAGTTCAAACAATTGAATAAATTTGCCATCTTTTGTAGGGATAGTTCTTTCAATTACTGGTTCAGTTGGTAAAGAATTAAAATCTACAATATTGTACGCAATTGGATCAACTTTTTCAAGTTCATGCTCATGATAATAGAAAGACATAGATTCAATTTCATAATGAGAAATTGTACCTTTGGCATAGTTTTCAAATTGTTCTTGAATTAATGCCTCATTTAATTTACTAAGTAAATCATCCATATTTTCTTTAATAAATACAGATAACGGAGCAATCTCTTTTTTATAAATTTTCTCCCAAGTCTTTACTGCAATACTCGTACCATCTAAAAGCAAGTCTACATCAAAACGATTACAGAAATAAGTTAAAGCTTTTTCTGGGAAGATAATTTTATCATCAACAATGTGCTTTCTCAAAAAACGATTATAAGCATATAGTTCACAAAATTCAGAAGCTTCTTCGTCCAAAATATGATACTTCATAAGCATTGGAACATTTGCAAGAGTAAGTTTTTCTTTGGTCTGTGCTTTTGTGGCAAGATAAGTTTCAATTATCTTCATACGATCTGGATACAAATTATCAAAAGCACCACACTTCAAAAGATTCAGCATTTGAGTTCGATTAACCTTAACCTTATGCTGAAAATCTTCAATAGATTCATATGGTCTATTTGCGATAATTTGATTTACCAAATCCGCAGAGATACGAGTGATATTTCTTAGGCCGCTAGCAATACTATTTTCTTCTACCAGTGGAGTAAAAGTGAAACCACTTTTATTAATATCTGGAGGAGTAATTTTAATACCTGCGGTCTGAAAACGACCAATTGCAGTTGCAATTTTACCAAAGTTAATACTCTTTGTTTTCTTCTTTTTCTTCTTTACGTTCTGTTCAGGAATATCTTCATACTCAAATTCTTCCCATTCTTCTGGTTCATAAATATCAACAATTTCTTCGGAATCTTCTGGAGCATCTTCAAGTTCGACAACAATACACTCATCATCGCCCTCTTCGGTTTCCTCTTTACCTGCACTATCTACAATAAGATTTGCGGTATTCCAGAAAATAATTGGATACTTATATGCGATTCATCTCTTGTAAAGCAACAAGAGAATAGGCAAGACAGTGACTGCGGTTGAATGAATAACCACGCTGAACTTTAAGCATTACATCCCAGACATAATGAACTAATTTATCATCACAATTACTATCCTGTGCGTTCTTAAAATAAGTTCTTTCACATTCATCAAAGATGGCACCAATCTTTTTTGCTAGACCTTTACGACACTTATCAGCAAAAGTTAGATCATTTCCTCCCAGCTTTGGTTCCTGTACAAGAGACATTAGACCTTCTTGAGATTCACAAATACCATCAGTAATTGCACTATGGTTACTCAACCAATTGATATTTTCTTCAGATAATCCATATACCCGCATCTCACGGACCCAAGCACCCGGATGTTTACGATAACGCGCCCACATTTCAAGCGGCTGTTCCGCACCCTTTTCTGGAGCCATTAGACGAATAACAGAGTTAAGAACCGCAAGGTCATTAACGTTCTTTGGTTTAGAAAGAGCAATACCCTGAAGACCACTTTGCTGTTCCATCTGGAAAAGACTTACAATTTCATGATCCCAAATTTTCTTCCACATTTTTGGATCATCTCGTTCGATATTATAAATACCAATAACTTTTTCATAAGTCTCTTTTAAAGTTGCTTCTGGTTTAACATAACCATATTCCTGAAGAAGTTCAAGACAAACCTGAATTCTATCCATGCCTTCAACAGAAAGAGCATCATATTTGATAAGACTACATTCTTCAAGGTCATGAAGCTCGAATGCACTAATAATGGTTCCATCAGGTGCTCGCATTAACGCGGCCGTATTCGTAAAAGGTTCATCGTTAAAAACAATACCACCTGCGTGAATACCTACACCACAAATTAATCCTTCGATCTTTTGAGCAATTCTCCAAAGATCTGGATGAGTATCCATTTCCTGAACGAAAGTAGAACTTGGTGCAATACCATCTTTTTCACTTCCATAATACATCTTCTTTAAAGAATAAAGCTGACCACGTTCAGAAGTAATTAAAGATGCAAAATATTGTCCATCTTCTGGTGGCATATTTAAACCACGAGCCGCGGTAAGAATTGCACTCTTAGACTTTTCAGTTCTAAAAGTTGCAACATTACAAACACGATCTTCGCCATAAACCTTACGAAGATGTTCAAGTACCTGTCCACGCTTTAAACCAGAAATATCAAAGTCAATATCAAGAACAGAAACACGTTTTGGATTTAGAAAACGCCATGGAAAACACTTTGTCGTTTCACGTAAACAATTCATCTGAATAATATCCAGACAATATAGAAGTACAAAGCCACCACCAGAACCACGAGCACAACCAACGATTGTACCTGCATTCCAGCATTCCTCAATAATTTTTTGAAGATTCAAATAATATGCACTCCACTGTGCATTATTAACTTCACTTGAAATCCATGTCATTTCAAGACACTCTTCCAAAGCCGCGTATGCTTCGTCGTTCTGAAGATCGGAATGCTTCTTAATACCTGCAATAGTTGCATATACAAGTTCATTATCCGCTACATGAGGAGAATCAATAAACTTCTGTAAAGTTGGCATTTTACTTACATAATAATCTAAGTCGGAGACATTATGCTCATAATTTATCCAAGGCAAACATGGAATACGGAGCGGCCTTTTAATTGTATATTCCTGACAAGCTTCTGCAATATTATGAATATTTTCGTAAGCTTTTTGAAGAACTGACTTTTCAAAATATGAAAAATAAGATTCAAGTTCTTCCGTTCCCATCATATAAGTCGTTTCATAGAAAGATCTAACCTCACGATCACCATCTTGAGAATTAAGATATTTTTCATGAATATAAGCATCTTCCTTCTTTAGATAGTGACTATCAGTTGTGATGATATAAGGAATACCAAGCTCCGCACTAATCTGCTGAATATAAATATTTACACATTCTTGGTCAAGATTTTTAGAAGGTTGCATTTCAAGATAGAAGTTACCTTCTCCAAAAATTCCTACCATATATTGGCACCAATTAAGTGCTGTCTCCCAATATTTAGTATCTCCAGTGTCTCTAAACTTCAATAAAAATTTCGGGAGCTGTCCACCAAGACATGCGGTAGAACCAATAATATGACCCGGATTTTTGCCAATAATATCTTTCAAATCCTGATAATAGGTCGGTACTCGACGCATACGACGAGAAACAAATGAACGTTTCCACGCCCTTGTGGAAAGTTCACAAAGTTGATGATAGCCTTCAATATCTTTAGCAAGGAGTATAAAATGATAATAATCATCGCCCTTATCCTTGTTAAAATTGCTGCCATTCAACTTATTACGAGTAAGATAAATTTCATTACCACGAATGATTTTAATCTTATCTTTTACTTTAATATTATTTTCTTTGTCAAGAACTTTTTCTCCATAGTTCTCAACCTGAATAAAACTAGAAAGAGTTTCGTGGTCAGTAATGGCCACGCACTCATGTCCTAGTTCAATTGCATAATCAATCAAGTCAGAGATTTTATTGATACAATCTCGCAGACGATTATTACTATGATCTGTGTGATTGTGTACGCTTCCAGGATATCTTCTCATTCACTTTACTCCTTCCTTAATTAATTATATTATAACACAATTTTTATAAATTATCAAAATTCATAAGTCGTGTCAGTCATTTCATAATCATCAATTAAAATTTGTGGTGTAGTGCGGCCAGCCCAAGTATTCTTTTTAATCTTTCCATAAACAGTGATGGTGCCGCGTTCATATGCTTTACATTCTTGAGCAAAGTCACTATCCTTAAAACGTACATATTCTACACCATTATGAGTGAATTTACAAGAATCTTTATTCTCACCCATTAAGAACCATTGTTCGCTACAATAAGGAACATCTTTTACAACAACAACCGGTTCTTCAATATCATTACCCCATAGTTCTGGGTGTTCAGCAATTTGTAATAAAATATCACCGAAGTTTTCATTATCATTAAATATATAGTCTACATAATAGACATTGGCTAAACCTTCATCGGAAATATTACTGTTAGCATATTCAAGAAGTTTTTCAAGATTAGATTCATGAATACTACAGCCGGCTGCATTAGGATGTCCCTGTACATATTCTACAAGTTCACTACCTTCGAGGAAAGCCTTAAAATCTGGAACCTCTGAGAAAGAATCGTTGCCACGCATTGAACCACGAAGATATCCTTCAGAGTTCTTTGCTACAATTGCACAAGGACGATGATAACGATTTACGAACTGAGTACAAATTAAACCTCGAAGTTCTTGTGGAATATTATCTTTATCATTTACCTCAACAATAAGAATCTTATTATCAAGAAGAGCATATTTCTGAATTCTCATATCAAGAAGTTCAGTAGATTTTTCCTTAATACGATTCTGTCGATTACGAGCATTGGAAGCACGACGAGCCATTTCTACGCAGGTTTCTTCCATATCTCCCGCTTTTGCTCCACGTTTATCGGTTTGAATAAGTTCGTGTGGATTAATAAAAGCATTAAACAGTAAACGCTTTTCTTCCATTGTTCCAACGCGTACAATAGCGTTTAGAAGTGGAACGATATAGAAAGCAACATTGATATAGCCCAGCTCTTTTGTTTCTTTAAACAGGGAATAAGACTGCTGATTAATAAAAGCTTTAAAGCCATCATTATTAATCTTCTTTAAACCTTCTGTAATATAATATCGAGTTTCTGGATGCTTCATGCTCATACAGTCAGCAACATTTGCAAGAGCACATAAATCCATATATTTCTCACAATAGCCACTATCACCAAACTTATCGTCCATTACCATAAGAAATTTATAGACTACACCAGCACCACAAAAATATTTATTAGAATAATTCTTAGATAACTGATTATTTACTACAACTGCATATGGGCTATATGAATCCGCGTGGTGGTGATCAAGAACAAGAACTTCTTTTCCTACCTCTTGTAGTCGTCTATGTTCTTCAATATCAAAGCTACTGGCATCAGGAAGAATGATTAAGTCATAATCACTTTCAATTACATCTTCAATAATATCATCAAGACCATGAGCTTTATGTTCGTGGCATACATATTCAAGTCTTGCTTTTGGATAAAAATCCTTTATATAAAGCCACATCATCGCGGCACTACAAATACCATCTGTGTCAGCATCTTGTACAATAAGAATACTACTATCATTTTCAAGATGCTTAAAAAGTAAATCCGCGGCTTCAGAGATATTATCAAGTAGATAAGGGTCTAACTCATATTCTTTGCTGGGATTTATATATCCTTCAATATTTTCAACTCCTCGTGCTGTAAGAAGTTCGACTAAACAATTCTCTGGAGAATGAGTAAGGTTATACTTTAACTTATAGTTCATTTGATTTTAATCCGCCTCTTCATTAAATACTCTAGTTTTTCTTGTCCTTGATCGCAAGGAGCATCCTTCTTATTTAAGATATTCTGTTCGTCAAAAATATAATAGAAACTAGCCATCCCGCGATACTTTTCACATTTACTTATTAACTTTTTTCTATAATTCATTCCTTCTTCAGAGAAGCAATGATCATATTCCTTGTCATAGGCAAGGATGATTTCATTTACACCTAATTCTTGAATAAGAAGATTAATTTGAAATCGATTTAATTGAGAGCCACATGTTGCAACTGCCACACTATATGGACCATAGTAAGCAGAATCTTTCAGAACAGATTTTTCTCCCTCATAAATAACAACTCGTTTAGTTCTTTGAATTGCCTTTTTATGCTCCCAAATACCATACAAATTAAATCCCAGCTGATGATTAAACATTTTTTCGCCAATTTGAGCTGGACGATATTTACCATATACCAAATCTTCTTCATCAATTGCACGCGTACGAATACCAATTAATCGTCCGCTAATATCATAATGAGGAATAATAATTCGATTAGTTCCATAAGAGAATCGAATATTGAATAGACTTTGGACATCACTGGTGATTCCTTCCATTTCCCATAAAGGATGGCTAAATGGGACGAAATAATCTAGTGCATATTTATTAACCTCCGGTAAGGTAATAATAGATTGCCGTGGAAGTTCTTTTTCAGTTTCCCAAGAAACAATTTCAACTGGTCGAATATCTTTTTCTTCAACATCAATAAATTGTTTTAAATAATATAAGGCTTCATCATAAGAAACTTCTTGATGATTAATTGCCATATATTTTTGATAAAGTACAATAATATTAAAGTTTTCGCTACATTCTGTATAGCAATGAAAACTTTTATTTAAATTATAATAATAAAGCTTCATACTTTCTGCTTCGTCAATTGGATTATGACAAATTGTTGGGCAGACAATATAGTCAGTATGAATTTCTAAGTTATCTACTCCTAAACTTCTTAGAAATAACACAACTTTATCAATTGTAAAACTACTAATAATAGTTTTTACATCCAATGAATTTTTTACTGCAAGTTCATCATAGAAACCATCAGTTTTACACATTAAAATTCATCATCTGCTTTCTCTTCAAAATTTGGATTAGGGCAATCAATTGGAATGGTTTTTAAGAAATCTTTAGTCACCCAAACTTCCTCACCTGGAAGTGGAGGAATAAATTCATATTCTTTCATCGGTATAAGATTATATTGTTCATCTGTCATAAAGAGATCAACCTTAAAGCCTGTACCTAAATTTATTTTAGACCAGATACGGCAACCCTTATAAGTACCATTACGTAACTTATAAATATCTGTAACATGTGTTGGAGAACCATATTCTTTAATTAGTTCGTGTATCTGCTCAAGTTCTGTTGGATCAACTTTTGCAATAAGACAACCTACATCACACTTATCTGCAATCGCTTTTGAACCACGAAGATTTCTCTGATCTCGTTTTTCACCGACTTTTAAACCATCACCATTAACCTGAGTACTAGTCATGACAAACACATTATAATTGGCTGCGATTTCTTTTAACTGATTAGACAACATACCAAGTGCTACATCTTCTCGAATACCACTTGAACTAAATTGAGAAATCAAAGACGGAGAAGAAAAGATATAGTCATAAAAAACATAGCCAACATCATTAAGTAAAACATGCTTTTTGATTACTGTTTGAACATTATTGAGGTTTGGATCTTCAATAGATTCCAAAATAAAGTAATTACTATACTTATCAATAATGTCTAAGGCAATTGCAATTCTCTTCTTTTCTGCCGCGGTACAAGCGTTTAATTTAATTACCTGCTCTTCTACTCCTGCTACATAAGCTAGAATAATAGTTTGAATTTCCTTTGCTTTCATCTCAGTGGTAATAAAAAGAACTTTCTGAGGTTCTTTATCTCTCACCCACACAAAGCTTTGTTTTGCCTCATCAAAATGAATTGGAAATACAATACTGCAAGCATCAAATACTGACCAGCGAGTTTTACCAACGTTTGTACCACCAGAACGAAGATACATCTTTCCTCGAATGGCTCCGCGAACAACAGAATTATAATACGCACCATTTAATTCTGGACCAATTTCTGGAGCCTGTGCAAGTTCTTCAAGTAGCTCACGAAGTCCTTCATTCGCACGAATATAACCACTTGTACCATAAGTATGTCGTGAACGAATAGAAGAAAAAGATTTTTCTACATATGCAAGAATATCTTCTTCAGTCGCTTCTTCATATCGTGTAATACAATCAAATTCCTGTTTACTTCCGGGTGGTGCCTCTTCTACATCATATGGAGAAATATCATAACCATGAAGTTTAAGATCTCGTAGAAGAGAGTTCTTTTTTAATCTATTATAAAATGCCGTGAAATTTTCAGGCTGTCCTTTATCCAAACACATCATAACAAACTCTCGTCCATTATATCGACGATAAGTTTGCTGAAATGTTGGATAATCTTGCAGATATGCCTCAATTGTTACTGCGTTGATTTTTACTGTACCACTATCAATCAAATTAGAAAGAGAAAAATAAATAACTCTCGCAATTTGGTTTTCTTGGCTAAAGTCATCAATAGCAATCGGCATAGGCAAACTGCTTAATACTGAAGGCTCTTTCATAATACTTCCTAGAACCTGGCAGTATAAATCAGTATTATTAAAAGTCATATGCCTACTCCTTATACTTTACTTGGATCAATTTTTAAACGACTTGCTCGTTTACTATTATAGTTTGGCCGCACTGTTTTAGTTGGCATTGTTTTCATTTCTGCAATCGCCTTTACAGTTTGTGCCTGTCTTTCTCTTAAAGATTGATAATATTGTTTTGCTTTATCTATATAATCGGGTACATAATACAAGGTTGGAGTATAAATTGTAATGCGTTGAATATCATACATATAATGCAGAACCGCGGTGATATTTTTATATGAAAGTCCATGGTTTTCTTTTAACCGCTTAATCTGTGCAAATAATTTTTCATCCAATTTACTGATACTAAAGATACGGCAAATCTCTTTATATAAAAAATCATGATCTTCTTTTTCTTTTTCTTTAGATAAAAAAGAAGTGTAACATGTTTGATTACAAAAACAAATATCCTTGCCATTATAAACAATCATTTGTTTTTCATCTACAAGCTTTTTACACGTTGCACATCTCATACATATTCCACCTTTCTTATTTAATTATATCATAATTTTTCACAATTGTCAAAAATAAAACCCTATCTTTCGATAGGGAATATTTTTACAGTAGCTTCTTTAAATCTTCAATTACCAACTCAACCATATCCTGCTGTTCAGGAGTAGCCTTGGAAAGCTGCATATCATGACTGAAAACATTTACAACCGCAGTGCGAAGCTTTTCACGTCCATCCTCTGGATAAGTTGCTAGAATCTTATTCCAAAGTGCCTTTGCCTCTGCCATTGTTTCATCAAAGGGACGCTTTGTTGCAACAAAACCATAATCTACATCAGTAGAGTTAATAATGTTCGTGCCAGTCATATTAGCTTCCTTTTCCATTGCTTCAGCCATTGCATCAACAAGCTCCTGATAACCAAGTGGAATTCGTGGAGCAAGATAACGATAACGAGAACCGGCGAAAATGGTAGGAGTACCACGAGTGTAAAGATAACGACTAGAAGCACCGCTTTTAATGTCGTACTCAACACCAATATAACCAATAACGTCAACCATGCGGTTTACAATTTGATAAGCTGCATTTGGAAGATCTGGAGCAAGAGCATCTAGCTCATTACCCTCTTCATCAGTATACTCAGTCTTCTTGGTCTTAGAGTGAGCGATAAATACAAGAGCATAACCAAGCTGAGTTAGTTCACGGAAAGTTGTTTCAAACTCGTCCTTGAGCATACCCCAACCTTTACCGTAACCAATGTCACCAATTGCCTGCACACCCTCACGATTTAGGATATACTTCTCACAAAGAGAATATGCAATTGCAACAGTGTCGATAACTACTGTCTCGTAAGCTTCCTTAACTTCTGGCTTCTTTAGCTGGCGGCAAACCTGCTTAAAATCTGCCCAAGAAGTAATATCAACTGGACGAACACCAACTAGACCATTATAGCCCTTCTCGAATGCTACAAGAAGTGGCTTTGGCCACATCGCGGACATACTGGTCTTGCCACTCTTAGCCTGACCATATAGCATAATAAAACGACCGCGTAGATCCTTACAAAGCTGTGTGGGCTGAATATTTAATAGATCAATAACTGCCATTTTCTTTCTCCTTTAAGGTCAATGAAAGGGAGAGTGATAATCACTCTTCCCAATCATAAGTTGGTGCAGCGGAAGAAGTTGCAGCAGCTGGAGCCGCCTTACCGGTCTTTGCCTTTGCACGAGCCTCAATCTTCTTCTGTTCCTTTAGAGTATTACGATCGGCCATCGCAACACGAATATCCTCTGGATTGTAGGAATTCTCTTCCTCATTTGGGCCATCCTCATGACCAATACCAGGACCAGTGATAATTAGCTCACGCTTCTTACGAGTAGTGGTCTGTGGAATAGACTCACCCCAAGTGTTCTCAGACTGACGAGTGATGGTTTCAGAAGTGAAACGAATACGACCAACGAAGTGGGCGGTATCATTCTGATTGTAATTACGCTCGATGAAGTCAATTGCAGTTGGATTCTCAACAAAGAAATCAAGGCAATCAACCTTGCCACCATACTTAACAAGACCACCACGAATCTTTAGACGACCAGTCTCTTCACCCTCTGCAGTGACTTCACGATCAAGACCAAAGATGAAAATCTCGGCATCAAAGGTAGCACAGTCACCGGAATTACCGGAAGCCTGACCACGAGCTTCATTTAGGAAAGAAGCGTTAATATTCCAGCTAGAGATAACAGTCTCTGGATTACGAGAATCGGCAAACATGTTCTCACTTAGAGCACCATTACCACGACGACCATTGATGTTTACCTTAGTCGCATTCTCAATGCCATGACGCTCCGCAGTCTTATACTCAGTAGAGTAACCACCTAGAGTATCATAAACTGGATTGTTGGTACCATCCTTCTTATGACGCATGGCAATGAAGCTTACGGGAATTTCACTAATCTCTTCCTTGCCATTGTAATACTGATTTACACGAATAGTGGCATTAGCACCACGATATGGCTTTGCACCCTTAGCCGTGCTGGTTTTACCATCACGAAGTTCAAAGCCAAGTAGAGAACCGTTAATTACTACGCTGTTCTGGGCTGGGGTATCAATTGATCTAAACATAATTATTTTCCTCCAAATTGTGTTGTGTATTATTATTGTTTTTCTTATTACAGTACAGAATTTAATCTTGCTCGTTCAGCCTTTTGTCTAGCACGCTCTTCTTTTCGAGCTGCCGCCGCCTCAAGTTGTAAACGCTTCTTACGACGCTCTTCTTCATCTGGATCATATTCAATTCCAGATTCAGTAATCTGAACAAAACGCATTTCCATATCTTTCTGACCCTTATACTTAGCCTTAGTTACTTCAATACGTTCCGCAGCATAACCTTTCTTCAGAAGCCAATTTACAGAACCATTTACAGCCGACATCGTAGTATCTACCGCTTCAACAAGTTCGTGTTTTGTAAATTCTTTACTATGATGTTTCTTTAGAAATTCAAATACTTTTCTACTAGTTTCTGTCATATAATAACCTCAAATTCTCATTTGATATAATCATTATATACTAAAATTTTATTTTTGTCAATTATCCATTAACGGTCTCTGGAATTTCAAGATTGCGATTAAGAATACTCTTAGCATGGGTTAATAAATTTCTACGCTCATTAAGAGCTTCTAGTCCATAGGGAAGAGTAGAATCACCATTAGCAATCATAGTCTTAATCATTTCATCAGTAAGCTCTTCATTAAAATAAATCTTTAAAGCTCGAAAGGCATGTTCTGCATGTAGAATTTCTCGCTTTAGGAACTCTTCTGTTAGCATATATTATTCCTCCGTTTAATTAAAATATTCATCTACAAGAGTCTTATAGTCCTCTTCTTTACCAACTTCATAAAGCTTAGGAATTAGATTATCATCATATTCCTTGACAACCGCGGTCCAGGTATCAATATTCTTTTTCATAATATTACGACTTACAACCGCACCCGCATATAGTTTTACATATTCACTCTTATCAAGTTCCTCATTATTAATGAGCTTATCCTCAATAGAGTTAAAACTATCACGCATAGCAAGCATACTTTCAATCTCTTTAGAGTGATCCTTTTCCTTATCCTGTTTAAGAGTATCAATTACCTTTTCAGCATTGATTGCTCCATTACAAGCAACCATTTGAAACAACTCTCGATATCCTTTATTCATATTTACTCCTTGAACAATTTACTACCCATCGCGGCTTTACCTGTTACAGAAACCGCAGAAAGAACTGTTCCTTTACCATTATAACTAATACTGTCATTGTCAGAAGTAAATACTCCACAAGCAACTACAGTATCGCCTTCCTTTAGTTTAAGCATCTTACTACCTTGGCGGCCGGAATAGTTATATTCTTCAACATTACTTTTCTTAACCATACCATTCTTAGTAATAAAAGCCCAATACTTATTGATTTTAATCTCTTCTAAATCACCAATATAGACAATAGGTGTACTATCTTTAATTAGTGTAGAGATTTTTGCATTTCCGGCTTCAATAATATTGCTAACCGGAATCTTATAAAACTTACCTTCATTAGTTACAAAAGCAACCGTACTAAGATTGGTAGTTTTAATAGAATCCTTAACTCCACGCTTAACTACTTTAATAGAAGTATTATTTGTTACGCTAAGAATTACTTCTTCTTCCTCAATTTCCTCTACTTGTTCAGAAAGATTCATCAACTGAGTCCGACGAGCATCTCCAAATTTAGTTGCTACCTCATGAAGAGCTTCAATTAGAAGTTTATTAATTTCAGCCTGACTACCGAGGATATTACCAAGACGATCAATTTCCGCGGCGTTATCATTATACTCTGTATTAATTTTAATAGCTTCAAGATTAGCAAGACGCTGAAGCTTCATATCCAGAATTGCCTTAGCCTGCTCTTCATCAAGACCATAAGTCGTCATAAGAGTCTCTTTAGCTACTGCTGCGTTTTCACTATGACGAATCAGATGAACAACATCATCAATATTGGCAAGAGCAATTTTTAGACCATCAAGAATATGATTACGGCGAATAAGAGCATCCATATCGAATTGCAATTCACGACGCTTACATTCATTCATATGATCAATATAAGCAAGACATGCTTCTCGCCAACCAAATACGCGAGGATAACGACCTTGATCAAGGAAAATCTGATTGATAGAGAAAGAACTTTCCAAAGAAGTATCTGCATAAAGCTTTCGCATAATTACAGCAGGATTGACATCCTTTGTAAGATAAATACGAATATCCGCTGTTTTCTTTGTATGGTCAATGACTTTAGCAATACCATAATTTTCATCATTTTCTGTAAGCTCTGCAAGCTGACTAATTACAGTATTGGTATATACACCAAAAGGAAGCTCAGTTGCTTTAATACAGTGCTCCTTCTTCATATATTCAAGCTTTGCTCGAATACGACAAGCTTTACCAGTACCATTCTTGATACTTTCACGAGTTTCTTGAGCATTTACAATTGTACCACCAGTTGCAAAATCTGGAGCACAATAAATTTTATTAAAATCCTCTTCCGGATTTAAAATAAGTTTTTCAAGTGCGGCATTAACCTCTCGAAGATTATACTGCGGAGAACTGGTAGAGAAACTAACCGCGATACCTTGACAACCATTAATCAGCGGCCAAAAACCAATTGGACAAAGTACGCTGGGGATTTTCTCGGTATCATCATAGTTATTATACCATTCTTTAACCGCGTTCTTCTTCAAACCAGCAAACAGATAATCTGCCAATTCGCTACTACGCATTTCAACATATCGAGCCGCGGAATGATCATCTGGTGCCGCCGGAGAACCATAAGCACCTTGAGCCTCTTCAAGAGGATAACGGAAAGCCCAAGGCTTTGCCGCACGAATAAAGGTATCATACATAGCCGCGTCGCCATGAACATAACAAAGACTCATTGCGGCAGCAACAGATTTCTGAGCCTTTTGAAATTTATTTTTATGAGTAAGCTTGCTATGATACTGAGAATACAGACCCTGTCGCAGACCAATCTTTAGACCATCTCGAACATCCGGAACAGAACGTTCCTGAGCAACAGAAGCACCATATTCAAGAAAGGCTTGTTCAATAGCTTGCTGGAAATCAATATTATAAATCACAGATTCTTACTCCTTTCTTTCATTATTTATATTATACCTTAAATTTTAGAAAATGTCAATTATACAACACGGAATTTTGTAGTTTCAAGTCTTAAATCTTCAATAGTTAAAGAAGATAATTTTGTATAAGGAATACGAATCAATGGAATACCATTCTTTTTGCACCATTCATTTTTATACCAATCCCGCCATTGCTGACGTTTCAAAAAATCTTCTCCACCATATTTAGTATTTGATTTAAAATGTTGTTCACCATCATATTCAATTAAATATTTATTTTCAACATAAAAATCAAATCTAAATGGTTTGTTACTGTTTGGATAACAAGCTTCAAAATCTTTTTCACATTCAAAGGGAATTTTTGCAAATGTTAATAACTTATATATTTCTTTTTCCGCTTTTGAACTTAAAAAAACTCCTTGAGAGATTCGTGTTTGATAACGTTTAGCTTTACTATTTGCGATTAATTCATGATGTCTTTGTGTCTTTTTTATAGCTTCAATCTTTGCTATTTCCTAGGCATATTTACCTTCTCTACGACACTTTCCACAACTTGGAAAAGCTTTCGTTAATAACTCTTCTTCTTTCGCATAAACATTCTATTTTCCACAATCACATGCACAAACCCAAAAAACATCTTTTTTATATTTTAAAGTTAAAGCACCATATTTTTCTCCATGCTACATAATTAATATAAATATTTTTTCTCCTTTTTATAATAAAAATGAGATCCATATTTCCTACCAACTACGATAGGCTCGCCAGGAAGAGGCGGAGTAGTTAAAATTAAAGCTGGCATAAGAACTCCACCAATTTCCTGTTGTTCCCATTTATAAGAATATTCTTGTTCTTCAAGAATTTCTCTATCAGTTATATAGTGTTCCGAAATCGACATTTTCAAACAAGAACTCCCTACGCTCTTTTACTCGTCCCGCACCCATGAGAATATTTAGAGATTCCATAGCGGAATCGAAATCGCTAATCTTCAAAACTTCAAGATGACGATTCTCCTTACTCATCATGGAGAGTTCCATATCTTCTGCAGTCATCTCACCAAGACCCTTGTTACGACCTTGTTCCCAAGTAGGATATTTCTGACGAAGTTCAGCTAGTTCCTTATCGTTATAAGCAAACACTCGCTGATTACCCTTGGTAAGACGATAAAGTGGAGCCTGAAGCCAACAGAGACGACCTTCTTCAATAAACTGCGGCATAAGAACAGAGAACATTGTTGCGATTAGACACATAATATTCTTACCGTCTACGTCTGCGTCAACTGCGATAGCAACTTTACCATAGTTAAGTTTCTTAGGATTATACTTTTCCTGAATGCCACAACCAAGAGCACAAATGATATCACTGATTTCCTGATTTTCAAGACATTCTTCAAGCGGGTGCTTTAGCAGATTCTTCACTTTACCACGAACTGCATAAAGTGCTTCAGTATTAACATCACGAGCTGGCATTAGACCAGCAAGAGCGGAATTACCCTCACAAATAATGAGAAGACTATCTTCTCCATGCTTTTCACAATCCTTGAACTTATCAGGCATCTGAACCTTACGACGCTTAGCCGCGGCTTCCTTACGTTCCTGACCAAGAATTGCATTTCTTGCACGCTCAGCCGCTTCGTCTGCTTTCTCAATCTTACGAAGAAGCGCAACTACAGTATTGAACTCATCATTATAATCACTATACATCTGCTTGATTGCAGCGGTAAAAGCGTTAGAAGTCAGAGTACGAAGAGAAGCATTGTTAATCTTACTCTTAGTCTGGTTTGCGAAAGAAGGATTAGCTACCTTGCAATTCATTACAAAGAACAAGCCTTCTCGAATCTTATCACCATCAAATTTAGCATTAGCAAGACCATTGAGAACCTTGGTAATAGAAGTTCTCGCACCAGTAATAGGTGTGCCGCCTTCCGGGCAAAGCAAACCATTTACAAATACATAAGAACGTTCCTTTCCGGCACCCCACTGAAAAGCAATTTCAACGCTATCCTCTTCATTAGAAGCAGAAGCAGTAATGATGTGCTTATGAAGCGGTTTATAAGCATTATCTTTAATAAAATCGGTAATACCATTCTTAGCACAGAATTCAACACGATCTTCTGTGCCATCCATTAGCTTACCAGTTACCACAAAGGTAATTCCACTATAAAGATAAGAAATGGCTTTAATATCTTCACAAATTCTCTCATAAGAGAAACCAATCTCACCATTACAGAATACTTCTGGGTCTGGAATAAAAAGAACTTCGGTACCATTCGGTTCAGTGGTTGGTACTTCCGTGTAAAAAGATAGTTCACCTTTTACAAAAGAAGCAGACGCCATAATACCATTACGATAAGACTTTACCTGAAACTGTTTAGAAGAAAGACAAACACAAGAACCACCAATACCATTAAGACCAGAGGCGTTCTTGTAACTATCATTGCTAAATTTACCACCAGTGTGGCTTTTTGTATAAATAGACACGAGAACATTCTCGCCATCTTCACGAATACCAAATGGAACTCCGCGGCCAAAGTCACGAACAATAATTGAATTAGAAGATTCACCTACTTCAATTTCAATCTTCTTACCATAGCCAGCAAGAGCTTCGTCTGTACTATTATTGATAATTTCCTTTAGAGCCTGATATGTGCCTTCAATATCATCAGAACCGAGATACATCTGGATTCTCTTTCGCACACCTTCTCG